TCGTGTCCAGCTTGCATGACTACACCTCTCTCTTTCAAATCAGTCTCAAACTGATCATCAACAATTTCAAGCTCATCCAAAGCTTTTTTAATCATTTCTTGAGTTATAATAGAGGAATAACCAATTGCCCTATTTGCCATGCCAGCAACATGGACACCCATAACGCAACGACCACTATAAAGTGAATTGTCGAATACGCTAATAGGCGCTCCACAATCTCCCACTGTTGTAGGAGCATTATATGCAAAATATCTTTTCAATTTTCTATTGACAATCGGAAGATCGGTACCCATCTTAATGGAATTCAGAACAAACACATTTCGGTGATTCACTTCTGCAATCTTCTTGTTGTCATCTATAGAACAAATGTCAAGCCTGGCTCTGATACCAGACAAGTACTTAATGTCCAATTCTTTCATAAAATTGTTGACGATATTTCTATGAGCTCGTACGTTAGTAAATTTAACGAACTCAACATCATTGTCAGCATCACTTATTCTTTTAAGCCCCAAATAATGAGACACAGAATATTTATAAGCATGTGCTGGATGCATAGCGTTTCTAAACACAATAGTATCCGTTTCAACGATCTCTCCGTCTCTAAGCATTCTGCGAACATTAGCACTAAAATGCTCAGGCTGGACGGCTAAATCGCTGTTAATAAAGCAAACTTGTCCAATAATGCACTTCCCGCCATTCCCATACTCAACAAACATTTTATAAGTGTTTGCATACACATTGGAAACAACAGATGTGTCAACAGACTGTATCACGGCATCATTGGGCCTATACTTAACACCACGAATGGTTTGAGTAACAGGCCTATTGCTTTGATGATTAACGTCCTTCCTTTTAAAGAAGCTAGCTAATACTTTCCATATGCCAGTCAAAACTGCCTTGACAATTTCAAAAGTAACTCTCAATGCGGCTCCAACTGCAACAAATTTCAAACAAGTTCTTAAATTTAACTCCGCGTTCTTACAATAATTGATATATTTACCGAACCAACTTTCCATTTTTGTCTTGAAAAATCTAGCTGTAACCTTCACCTTAGGATAAGGATCCAAAGGAGGACATCCATAAGTTTGAAAAGGAGAAATCATGTCTCCGCCCTGCAATTCTGGTTTAAATCCACCAACAAAATCAGCAAGAAAATTTTTCGTAA